ATGAAACTCGGGACCGCCTCGCGGTTAGTGAAGAACAAGAGAGAAGCGAGGGTGGTGGCAATCAGGAAAGTGGAGGAAGCAAGCGCCGAGGAAACGGAACTGGCAGACGCAATCCATATCCAATTTAACATAATATAGATTATGCGAAGCGCCCAATCAGAACGGGAGCTGCTGCCGCAGTATGTCGAGCCAGTGAAGATCGGCAACGACCATGCCGATGACGATGCCCAGGACGAGCACAACAAAATGACTAAAGAACCCCCGGCGCCGCGGTTGCTGCCTCGGCAAATGGATTCGCGCCGAGGAGCGATTGTTGCGACTCTCCTGAAACCATTCCCTGTCTTGAAGACCCACGGCTTGAACCTCCTACGTTGATTGATCGGGGCAGCATGTTCGATGCCACGGACAGGCATTGTGCATGAGCCATAGCGTAGAGCGAACCGGAGGCGTCGAAACACTGGCAGCGAGTCGCGTTGTAGATGCATCCGGCGACAGGCTTGGCCGTCTCGGTTTCTGACCAGTCATAAAGCGTTGTCGTAGCTGGCAGCGCTTTCTTCTGGCCCGTGGTGGCCGCTGCGCGTACACCACCGGGCTCAGAAGGCGCTGCCGTTGCAGAGGCAACAGGTTGATGAATGTCAGCACCTGAGCCGGTCAGCAGGCTGCTCTCATTGGTTGCAGCGTTCCAGACGACAAGGCCAGCGACTGCAACGATGAAGAACAAGAGCGCCGCGAGCTTCTTGGGCATCTTGAACTTGTGCGTGTGGATCGTCGCGGACTGGTAGTACTGAAAATGCTCCTTTGGAAACTTCCATGGGACGCTGTCCGCTCTGCCCTGCTCCCCTCGATCATTGGGTGAATCAACGGTGTGCTGCCAGGTGTATTTCGTGACGATCTTTGCGCCGAAGGCACGATAGAGGTGGATGTGTTCACCGGCCAGCTTGCGGATGTGATGGTGCAGAAAGCTGGGAGACTGACTGACGAAAACAAGGTCGTGCCCGGTGTGCCGGTGGACTTCCATCTGACGTAGGCGCTCGTCCTTGACCTCGCCACGGTGGGCAGTCGATGGGTACAAATGGGGTTGCTGGGCCTCGTCGTAAACGACTAGCGAGCCTTCAGGCGTGTCGCGCCAGTCGTCAGGAGCTGGGTGACACTGCGGGATTTTTAGGCCGGCGATATTGGCATAAACGGGCCTGCCCTCCTCGACTGCCTTAAGAATGAGTCCGATGCAGTAAAGAGTTTTTCCGCTACCAGGAACAGCAGTAATGAGAGTGATCATACTCGTGACCCGAAGAAGGTTTGGATGGCTTGTATAGAGGCGCGGGTAAGGAAGGCACTACAAACGATAGAAAGGGCCTCAGGTATTCCAGCGATACTCAGAACTTGGCTGACCTGGGCGGGCAAACCGCCGAACGCGAGTTGGACCTGATCAACCAACCGCTCGACCAGGGTAAGCAGTCCGTAATAAGTGAATATGCCGATACCAAGCGCGACAAAGATTTTGGCAATAACGCTTGAAATAATATAAACGCCGATAGTTACAAGAATCGCGGGCATTATTCGGACCTCGCAACGCCGAGACTGATGTAGATGGCTGCAATTAGTGCAGCAATGATAACGAGCGGTTTAATCATGCCAGCCCAAGTGCAAGCGGGCTGCCAACTGAATTCAAACGAGCCGCGACTGGTATCAATGATGGTTGGCGCTGGACAAGCTGCATTGCCGGAAATAGTCACAGACTCAGCAAAGTCTTGATCCTCAATAAGCTGGGAAAGGTCAGGGTCTTGCTCAGTGAATGGCTCTTTAACCCAATCAATAAACTTACACACAGTCGGCATAAAGTCGCAATCGGTTGGAATTTCGAGAGGCTTAGGCTGGACAGAAACGCCGCCATGATTTACCGGATCAGTAGACACCGACTCCTCCGTCTGAGTCTTTTGACCGTTCTCATACGTGTTCTTAGTTGTCTTATCAGTCGGCGTAATCGACCACGGGTTGGTTCCATATTCGAACTGCACAGATGGAAGAACTTCCGTAGTGGTCGTGTTGCCAGTGGCTGGGTCCGTTTTAGTCGTTACTACGCCCGGCAAGTCAACGGACTGAGGGCCGGAAAATTCGAATCCATCGGGGTAGTCGAACGAACCGGGCAGATTCTGCTCAATGAAAGGGGCTGACTCTGCCGCTACGTTAGGATCAGTAATACCATCGATGAGATTATCGATCTCGGAATCGGTAACGGGAACACGGGGCTGCGTAGAAGGGTCGGGATTTACTTCTTTCCAGTATCCAGACTGAACAAGCGAAGGCACATTGGTGAGGTGATGGTAATAACATGAGCCCCCAGAAAGTGCGCCAGCCCCCTTATGGCTAATGCCGCTCATGCTGTAGAGCGCACGGCATGCATCTCCGGCAGATTCATACTCACAAGCGGTAGCCATACCCGTGCCGCCGTAATAGGCGTGATAACAAACCCCGCCATCACCGGGACGCTTGAATTGCCCTTGATCCATGACCCAATCGACAGCAGCAAAAACACCAGCCAAACCTGCAGCGGCAGCGGCCTGCTGAGGCGATTTCTTCACAAATTGCTTTGCTGCGCCGGCCCACTTAGGCCACCCGTAGGAGCGCTTGCCATTAACAGGAAGCTGAACACGGGAGCCGCTTTGCGTACTAACGGTAGCATTCCAATCACGCGAATCGACAAACGCAGATGGTCCCGTGCCGGGCACCCATGCGCGCTGAACTTCTCCAGGCTCCGGAATTACCTGACGTGCCGCGCTTACTTCGACGCTGTATAGAACAGCAGCCAAAACGACGAGACAATAACGAAAACAACGAGCCATCCTGAATACTCCCAGCTTGCAACTTCCATTCGGAACTCCAATAAAAAAGGGGGCCGCTAAGCCCCCTAGTTGCCGAGGCTCGAATTAACGAGCGGAGCGGCGGAAGTAGGCGAACGCCACCACTACCAGAACAACAACGAACATTGCACCGCCGATGGTTTGAACATCGCCTTTAAGTGCAGTGATCGCGGTCAGTACTTCAGCGGGAATCATCGAGCCATCCATATTTCAGTTCCTTTCATGAGATAGAAGAAAGCGTGTTAACAAACCACATCCCCAGGCAGCGCCGTAACACGCAACAACGGCCCATCCGAGTTTCAGCCCATCAGTAACACTAAGGGGCGGAATTATTGACGACTGCACAACCCATGTTTGGCAGACGCCATTGACAAGTTCGGTGCAGACGTATGTGTCCATTAGTTAGCGCCTGCTGCCTTCTGCTGAGCCGTTGCAGCTGGGTTAGGCGCAGGCTGAGGGCGAACCTCTTGCAGGCGCAGCGGAGTGCCAGCCAGCAGGTAATCGATGTTGTGGTAGCGGTCGTTCACCTCGCAGGTGACCGGCATGAAGACCTCGACGCCGACCTGTTGCCGGTAGGCGTTGTGCAGGCCGTTCTTGATCGAGTCACCAAACACGCGCGCCTTGACAGTGGTGGTGACGTCGAAACCGTCGCGATCCTTGGCAGAGGTTTGAAGCGCAACGATGGCCCAGCGCTTGTCCGGTTCGCCTTTGTCTACTACACCGAGGACGGTGCCTTTGATGATGTGCATGGTGTTCTCCAGAGTCAGAAGCCGAACAGCTCGGCTACACAGGGGGTGCCTTTGGCCTCGAATTCGAGGAACCATTGGCGTTCGGGCTTGGTGCCCTGGTCTTTGCGCTGATCGAGAGCAGCGAAGGTTTCAGCGACCTGCTGTTGCAGGACGGACGTGTTAACGGTCGCGTGAGTGCGGCGGTACTGCTCAAGGCGTTCGCGCTGGGAGCGGCTGAGCTGGCCGCCCTGGAAGCTCACAGTTCGCATTGGAAGCTCCTGTCAATCCGGTCGAAGGCAATGCCGTAAACGTGAAGGTGCTGAGCCGAGTAGATGGTCAGGGCGGCATGACTGATCGCACCGGAGACGTAGAGGCCACGGGCAAAGCCGTCGAGTTCGGCACTAGCAAAGGCCAGTTCGTAATGATCCGAAGCTTTCTTGATGGCACACAGAAGGCGAATGCGCTCTTGCTCAGCTGGTGGCATCGGAGAGAGGTCGAAGGTCATGCCATGAGCCGGCACGCAGGCTACGGCGGTAATCAT